ACTTAACATATCGGCGTGTATTCCTTCCCATATCTCTCCTCCCTCTCGTCGTTAACATGATCCAAGAAAGCACGTAGTTTACCTGACCGTTTGAGCTTTGTCAACGCTTGGTACTCAATGACACGCACCATCTGACGACTGATACCTAGCTCATCCGCAATCTCTTGGTGTGTCATGTGGTACGTAAGATATTTACTCCTCTTTCCCACTGTCTATTTCTCCTCATCTTCAAACCGCATCTTCCTGTTGTGTTTAAAACGCTCGTTAAAGTCTTCATCATCAATGGTAATCCACGCCACAATAATGACACCAGCAAACAGGGCAAACAAAAAGATACCTAAGTTAAACTCACTCATCGGACTGATCCCTCTCCTCTTTGTACTTGGAGATATCGTCCTCGTGATACTCCTCAGCATAGTCCCAGATACAACGGTCACCTTCCCAATAGTCTTGGTAATCGTCGTGCCATACTTCCCATTGCTCTCGTCCCATAACAAATCTCCTATTACCCGAACCTAATTACTTGACATGCTCAACAATAACCTGCGTGGTGTCACGCTTGTAGCATAGTAAACAATCCATACACTTCTGTCCAGTGCAGTTAGCTTCACCGCCGTACGACTCCGACACGTTGTTGAATACACGGTCGAACCCACGCGGTGGAGATGACATCACGTTATCTATCTTCGGATTACTATAAACGAGAATCATATTATCAGGTACATGATGCAGATTCTTACGTACAATACCCACACGTTTAGTCCACAAAGCAAACGTCGAGTGCTTGTTGTCACTAGCTATCGCACATAAATTACGGAAGTGCTGCTCATTTATTAGCTCTCCATGCCCATGAAACCGCACGAATGCACCGGAGGTACGAGGCAGAATGAACTCAGCATCACTCGCAAGTACGTCACTATTCCGCTGGAACGCTGGTTGGCAGTTCTTCCTATAACTAGAAAGCATACTCATGCTATAGCACTTTCCGCATATCTTGTCGGCATCGGGTCTACTAGACTCCTTGATACAGAACGGGTTCGTCGCTGTGTTGGTATTGATTGCTTGTATACCGTCCAGCTTACCCGTCATCTTACTTACACTAACGGTCGGGATCATAGACCACCTCCTCTCTGATTACACGGCACTCCTCGCCGTCCTTGATATAAGCATCGCAAAAATACTTTGCATTGTCAAGCGTGGAGTTGTACGAAGAGCCATCACTGTCACGCTCCTCCCACTCCCATGTCTTACGGTTAAACTTCTGCACTACATACCATGTATCAATAGCCATACTTACACCTTCACATCATAGACCGTAGTGGTCTCTTCATCTTCATCACGGAACACATGCACATCATCCTCGTTCCAGTCAATAGGACAATCCAACTCGTTGATGGCGTAGTCCATTGCAGCTTGCTCCGCATCATCTTCATCCGACGACAAAACATTAACACGACGACTGACAGTGATAGTCACATCGAACACGTACACATGCTCTTTCATCTTGTCATAGATCTCATCCAACTTATGCACTGCGTCGTTGAGCAATACTTCTAGCTCCTCGAACTCAGTGTTAAGCGGATGGTTGACGATGTCGTACTCAACCCTACATCTGATTGAATTGATGACACGTCGGAACTCTACAAGATCGTCTCGTGTTGTTAGTAAATGGTTGTTCATTACTACTACTCCTCACCAAATGAATCACGACACTTGTCGCACATATAAGCACCCGTCTTGTTACCAACGAGAACCTCCCTCGTACTGGCATCCTCACTATCGAAGATGTCCTGTACAAACCTGTCAGTACAAAGATACCAACCCCATGCATCCGTGTCAACCACACGACTGTGCACACTCCTACACAACATGCACGTAGCCGACACTTTAGTTTTGCTGAACAACTCTACTACTTCTCCCATAGTACTTCTCCATTAGCTCTTCCACGTTATCTTCCCAACAAGGCACACAGATACAGTCACCGTTGTCCTCTTGGTACACCTCTTTCTCAGTGCGAAACCACTCATCGCACACAACGCATTCAAAGACCATAGACATCAGAACATCTCCTATGAATTAACACGACCATCAGGTTCGATGCATAACCACATACCACACCACTTAACCACAACAGCAGGATCACACACCATCGGTTCAACCGTACGCCTAAACGTACGATACGACATACCTTGATCAGACTGTCTCCACTTCCGCAACAACGCCTGTTGCTGATTCTTAGTCAATGCAATCATACATCACCTCTCATTAATGTAATGAAGATTATCTTCCGGACCGTCGTTGTAACTCTCGCTCCAACGCTCTTCATCCAAGATGTCGATTAGATCCATGCGAAGATTAGCAAGCGTACTGAATATCTCAGGATACCTGTCGAACGCTCGCGGATTTACAGTTAACACTGACGACATTGCATCAACAGCAACACGCAATGCATCCAGCTTTTTCTGTGCATTTTCCATCAGTCAAACCTCCCCACGCGTTGATTACCTACGCTGTCCTTGATGCCGAATATAGAATAAGGATACGCCCACATCGTCCACCCGTTGAAGTCAACACGAGCGAACGGATCAAGCGGCTCATCTTCTGGCGCACGATACACACCATCATCATCAATGTCACCACGCCAGTGATCATTGAAGCCACCCATACCATACATGGCGTTCATCTCATCAGCTACTGTACTAATACCGCCACCTTCGAACCTTGCCGCTACAACACCACGAGCAAAGAACTCAGGGACGATGCCCAACCACTCACGATCAGCACGATCGTCGAAATATTGAATCATCATAGAATTAACTCCAGTTAATTTATAGAAGCACATAGCATGACGAACACCACACACCACACTTCACCACACTATGTACCTATTATCTCAAAGATGAGAATCATTGTCAAATGCGAACGTCTCTCATCTATATTTCAGGCATAAAAAAACCGCCCGAAGGCGGCTGAGGTGTCACGGCTGAGCGGTTTAGATTGTGGCGATGAATTCCTTAATTTCATCGTTGGTATATCCAGCTTCGTGTGCTTTCTGGATAAATTCAGAGTATAGGTGTCGCAGTGCTGGCGCATCGCTAGCGAGTGGTTCTGACTCTGATTCAGTCTCTGGTGATGGTTCCGACTGGTCAGCTGTCTCAGTCTCTGCTGTTTTTGGTGCGAGCTTCTCGTATAACTCAGTGAGTCCGCCGCAGTCTTTTGCCATTGCCTTGACTAGCTTTTGGCCGTCAGCTGGTGACTTGATGCCGTGCCAGTCGTTTAGCTTTTTATCTGTCGCCGTCCATGTCTTAGCGATGCGACGTGCGCGGCTGATCATTACCTTAACGGATGATTCAGGTTTACCGCCTGCAACTAATCCGCCTTCGTAGCCGCCTATGAATTCGGCGATGTCTTCTTTCGTCTTGACGTTTGTCAATCCCTTGATCATTGCCGCCATTGGCTTAAGATCTGCCTCTAATTGTGCTTTCGCTACTGTGGCGCCTGCGCCTCTATTGTCGATGTTGGTCATGGTTATTAACTCCAGTTAATTATGCCGCGCGTTATTGCGTCGACAGGTACATATTACTAAAACCTGTATTAGGTGTCAAATTAACTCCAGTTAATCGTCGGCAGCCTAAAGGGTACTTCACCGACTCACGCACTAGCACGTCACAGACCCCACGTCAACAGCGCAAATACCGTGCCAATAGCAATATCCATGCCAAAAACAGACACGGGGGGCCGTATACTATACAGCGTAACGTAGTAGTAGCCACTCAGACACAAAAAAGAGCAAAATTGGAAGACGTTATTGCTAGTACTTTTAGTTATATATCAATAATTTACTATAATCCTGGGGCATAAGACTAATCTGCACTGTAAAATCACAGAATCTGCACTGTAAATACAATGTTTTTTCCCTACAGGGGTTGACAAATGCTAAAAAGTATGCTATAATATACGTATATATAGAACTATAACGGAAAGTACGATGCATTAGGACTTAGTACTTATGCATATTACCCACAAGTATAGATAACAAACCCAAAAGCAATCTAGGTAGAGCCTATACAGTATGGAAAACAAAAAGAATCCTGTTGGTAGACCTAAAAGAAGTTCTGTTTCTAGTAAAACGAAGGGTAACAGGAAGTCTGTTGGTCGTCCTAAGGGCGATGCAGCAATAATAAACGAGTATAAGGCAAGGATGTTAAACTCGCCTCGCTCTCGCGCCGTGATGGATGCGATATTTGATGCAGCATTAGACCCAGAACATAAGAATCAGTCAGCAGCGTGGAAGTTAGTGATGGATAGAATCCTTCCTGTTGCTGCATTTGAAAAAGATATTGTTAAAGATGGTGGTAGAAACGCCATTCAGATTAACATTACAGGTGTCGGTGCTGTCGATGTCGAACAACCCACAACAATTGAAGGGGAAGTAGTAGATGAATCTTAAGCATTTTGATTCTTCAGAGTTCAACTGTCAAGTTACTGGCACCAACAACATGGAACAGGAGTTCCTAGAAAAGTTAGACGAGTTAAGAGGGGCGTGCGGGTTTCCTTTCACGATCACCAGTGGGTATCGACACCCAACTGAGCATCCGATAGAGGCTAAGAAAGACGTACCCGGAACACATGCCCAAGGCATCGCGGCGGATATAAAAATAACAAGCGCCGTGTTTCGCCTTAAAATTGTAGAGGAAGCTCTTCGTCTAGGCTTCACAGGCATTGGCATTGCTGATGACTTTGTACATGTGGATACACGCGGGACAACATCCGTCATGTGGACGTATTAGTGGATCTTAATATAGAACTACTGCCTTGGCAACAACAGGTCTGGGCAGACGACACACGTTTTAAAATAGTAGCTGCTGGGCGACGTACGGGTAAGTCTAGGTTAGCAGCATGGATGTTAATCGTTAACGCACTACAGGCAGATAGAGGACATGTATTTTACGTCGCACCTACTCAGGGACAAGCCAGAGACATCATGTGGACCACCCTGCTTGAATTGGGGAACCCTGTTATCAGTGGTAGCCATATTAATAATCTTCAAATCAAGCTTGTCAACGGTGCTACCATCAGCCTCAAAGGTGCCGACAGACCAGAAACCATGCGAGGTGTCAGCCTCAAGTTCCTAGTAATGGACGAGTACGCTGACATGAAGCCTGAGGTATTTGAGCAGATCCTTAGACCCGCTTTGGCTGACCAGAAAGGCTGTGCAATGTTCATAGGGACACCTATGGGGCGCAACCACTTTTACGAGTTGTACAAATATGCGGAGCTAGATGATGATCCGACTTACAAAGCTTGGCACTTTACTTCTTACGATAATCCTATTCTTGATCCAGATGAAATTAATATTGCAAAAAGGTCTATGTCTTCTTATGCGTTTCGTCAAGAATTTATGGCGTCGTTTGAAGCTCGTGGTTCAGAAATGTTTAGAGAGGACTGGGTCTCTTTTAGCGAGGACAAACCTGAAATAGGAGATTACTACATTGCCGTTGACTTGGCGGGTTTTGAAGAAGTCAACAAGAAAAAGACTAAAAATTCCAAGCTTGACGACACAGCAATCGCCGTGGTTAAGGTCAATGAGCATGGTTGGTATGTTGACAATATTATATACGGTCGATGGTCACTTGACGAAACAGCACTTAAAATATTTCAGGCCGTTAGAGATTACCGTCCCGTATCGGTGGGAATCGAAAGAGGTATTGCTAAACAAGCAGTAATGTCTCCTTTGATGGATATGCAGAAACGCTATGGCATGTTCTTTAGAGTAGAGGAGTTGACCCACGGCAATAAGAAGAAAACAGATCGTATTATGTGGGCATTGCAAGGACGATTTGAAAACGGATACATAACACTTAACAAAGGAGAGTGGAACAGTAGGTTTCTTGACCAGTTATTCCAATTTCCCGACCCATTAACCCACGATGACTTGGTTGATTCTTTAGCGTACATTGACCAGTTAGCAAATGTGGCTTACGACTACGATTACGAAATCGAAGACCACGAAATCTTAGACGTAGTAGCAGGATATTAATATGAGTGAAATATACGAACAAGACCCTCTAATGATCCAAGAAGCCCTAGAAGACTGGGTTATAACTAAATGTGAAGATTGGAGAGATTACTACGAAAGCAATTATGAAAGCAGATTTGAAGAGTACTATAGACTATGGCGTGGTATATGGGACCCTGCTGACAGTGACCGTAAGTCTGAGCGTTCCCGTATTATTTCTCCTGCACTACAACAGGCAGTTGAGTCTAATGTAGCGGAACTAGAAGAGGCTACGTTTGGACGTGGCAAGTGGTTTGATGTTAGTGACAACTTTGGAGACACTGACAAGCAAGATGTACAGTTTCTTCGTAACAAACTTACAGAAGACTTCGAAGACTGTATGATACGAAAGGCTGTTGCAGAGTGTCTTATTAACTCAGCAGTCTTTGGTACAGGCATTGGCGAAATCGTTATTGAAGAAAT